CTGCCGTCTACCGCCCCTGTAGCTCAGCCGGTAGAGCTGCTGCCTTGTAAGCAGCGGGTCGGTGGTTCGAATCCATCCGGGGGCACCACGTATCGCCAGGACCGATACATGGAAAATATCGCCAACACCGATAGACATATGTATATCGATAGACCGACTAGACAGAGTTCCCGCCGCATGAGACACTGCGCGAATGCCTGACCTGAACGACACGCCGGTCATCCCAGCACCGTCTCGAGACGAACTGCGCCAAGCGGAACGATTGCCAAGCGGGTATAAGCCGCTCAACGGCAACTTCGGCTTCGATCCGCGGCTGTGCTTCGAGCTGGCGCTTCGGATGGATCCCCCGGACCATGTATTCCAGAAGTACGGGTACGAGGGGCAGGCGATGATCGAGCTTGCTAAGAACCCGACGTTTCAGAAGGTTCTGAAGGCGTATGTGGATGACATAAATGACAATGGTCTATCGTTCAAGGCGAAGGCCAGAGTCGCGGCGGAGGATCTCCTGATACATGCGTACGAGATCGCGACTGACCCGGAGCAACCAACGGCTGTTCGGGCGGACCTGATCAAGTGGCATGCGAAGGTGGCGGACCTCGAGCCGAAAACAAATGCTCCTGTGTCCGGTGGAAACGGGTTTAACTTGCAGATCGTTTTCTCGGGCGATGCCAAGCAGGGGCCGATAGCGATAGAGGGCGAAAGGATTAAGGATGTCGACTAGGATTCTCATCATCAATTTGGGCGCACAGGATGTGATGATCGGGCACATGATCAGCTCGCTGGTTCCCTCGGAAGAAGCTCGGGGGAAGGTTCTGAAGAGCGGGCAGATGCTCGACACCATGCTTCATTTGCCCTCCCCGATGAACATCACAGTGCTTGACCCTTGGAAGGAGGCGAGCTGATGGATACAGGTGACAGCGTAGTGCACAAGCCGACGGGGGATGTGTACCTCGTGGCGTGCGTACATGCGCCCTACCTTCACACCGCGGGGTTCCCCGAGTGCCGGCTGCTGATCGCCGACTGTGTGGTCAAGGATACGTGCTCGGACTCGATGCGACGCGACATCATCAAACGCATGGCGGGATCGAGCGGGATGGGACACCGGTCGGTGTGCGCGCGTGAACGGCTGCGATCCATCATGGACGAGGAAGAGTGTCAGATCTACGACGGATGGGAGGCGTAGCATGCTGAAGAAGTCCGGCGGGGGGTATCAGGTTAAGAGCAAGGAAGGAAAGAATCTGAGCAAGCCTGGAATGAGTTTGTCGCAGGCGAAGAAGCGTCTGGCTCAGGTCGAGATGTTCAAACACATGAAAAAAGGCTACGGCCTTAGAGGGCGATGAAATGGCTCCATATCTTGGGCAGAGCGTAATACTGTACGGCGGGCTGGAGAACTCTCTGGTGGAGCATCCCGCGGTCGTGACGTTTGTTCACCAAACGGCGTTGTCCACTATTAGTGAACAGCTTGGAATGGTGAACGTCCGCGTGTTTCTCGACAGCATGGTGCAGGACCGGGTGATGCGGTTCGTGCCAATGCTGGGCTCGCGCAGGTGTGCGGTCGACTTGAACGCTAGAGGGGGAGGCTATTGTTGCTACCCCGCTAAAGACAGTGAGCGGCTACAGGACGAGCAAGCACCTGCGCCGAAGCTTTCTCCGTCGGGAACCGTAGAGCTGACTATTGATGAGCCGGGGTTCATCAGCGATGACCTTAAGAAGTACCTCGAGACTGCCGGGTTCCACACAGTGAAGATCGAGAACGCCTGATGGATAACAGTATCCGGCTGGTCGATGCCGTCCATGCGATCGTGCATTGGATATGCAAGCTAACGCTGACTGTCGTGGGGTCCTTCGCGCTGTACTGGGTGGGGAAGTATCTCGAGATGTCAGTGCATGTTTCGAGGGCGCTGCTCGCGTCCGCGGGAGTGCAGGGGCCATGATCGAGTTCTTAAAGTGGTTCGCATCCGTGCTCATGATGTACCGGGGGGTTAGAGCGTCATATTCCAAGGCGAGGCAAGAAAAACTTTTCGAAGAAATGAGGAAATAGCGATGAGGGTTGACCAGTTCAAAGGTTGGTTCGATGGATTCGTGCAGGACAGAACTCACTTGGGCCTGAAGGAGATCGAGGCGATCAAACTGAAGGTCTCCGAGATCGAGGAGCCTACTCCGGTGTATTATCCGTTCTACGACCCCTTCAAGATTCCTCCGGCTCCGCAACGCTGGTGGGATGTCATTTACTGTACGAAAACCACGGACAACTCCAGGGCATAAATGTCTCTCACGCAATACAAGCCGCCGGCTACCGTAGAGAGATTTATGCTCTCGCGGGCGAGGCGTTCGGCCATTCGAGGCCCGTTCGGAAGCGGGAAGTCGTCCGGCTGCACGATGAAGATCTTGATGCTGGCGAACCAGCAGGCTCGATCGCCGGACGGGTATCGGCACACTCGGTGGGCTGTGGTACGGAACACTGCTCCGCAGCTTCGAGACACGACGCTGAAGACGTGGTTCTCCTGGTTTCCGAACGGGTCGATCGGGTATTGGCGCGCGACGGAGAAGGTCTACTACATTCAGTACAACGACGTCCGCGCGGAGGTGCTGTTTCGGGCGCTCGACGATCCCGACGACGTGAGAAATCTTCTGTCGCTCGAGTTAACGGGTTCGTGGTTCAACGAGTGCCGAGAGATTGCGAAGGACATCGTGGAAGCGATGGACGGTCGTATCGGGCGGTTCCCGGCGATGCGAGACGGCGGACCTACCTGGGCGGGCATGTTCGGGGACACGAACCCACCGGAGGAGTATTCGTACTGGTACAACATCTTCGAGGGGCTCGACCCGGAGACCGGGGATGTTGCTCCTGAGAGTGATCGATGGGACGTGTACGCACAGCCCTCGGGCCTCGCTGAGAACGCTGAGAATCTCGAATGGTTGCCGAAGGGGTACTACGAGGACTTAGCCCGCGGCAAGACGAAGGACTTCATCAGGGTCAACGTCGAGGGGCGGTACGGCAGGTCTAAGGCGGGGAAGGCGGTTCATCCGACGTTTGATGAGACTATTCACGTCGCGAAGGATAAGCTGATACCGAACCCAAGGCAGATACTCGTGATCTCGGCTGACTTCGGGCTCACGCCGGCAATGACGCTTAAGCAACAAAATCCGTTTGGGCAGGTTCTGACGTTCGACGAAGTTGTGACCGAGAACATGGGGCTCGAGAGATGCATAAACCTGAAGCTAAAACCCCTCCTAAGAAACAAGTACGATGGATTCGACATACGCGTAACCGGAGACCCGGCAGGAAATATCCGAAGCCAAAATGATGAGAGGTCGTGTGTCGACATCTTCAAGAAGTCCGGGTTTAAGAAAGTGAAGTTTGCTTGGTCAAACTCGCCGGTGCATAGGACGGGGGCTACTGACACGTTCCTGACGAGGATAACGGAGAATGGCCCTGCGTTCCTTATTGACCCAGGGTGTCACTACTATCGCCGGGGGTTGGCAGGAGGGTATCACTACCCGGTGAACACGAAGGGGGAGGTGTCCCCAGGTCCTAAGAAGAACATATACTCACACGTATGTGAGAGTGGACACTACGGGGACATGTATTTCGAACGAGGGCACGACACGGTGGCAGCCGAGCAGATCAAGAAGCTAATACAAGCTAACCGCCGCGTTGTCGGCGCATACTCGACGAGGGTGTAAAAATGGCCGAAGACATTCAGCGCGACGACGTTAGATTGGCCCATCTGGGGAGATTGCTGGCTGATCGGTTCAGCCAGTACGAGAAGGATCGCAAGCCGAAGGAAGAACAGTGGATGAAGAACCTTCGGCAGTTCAGGGGTATCTACGATCCTGAGATCCTATCGAAGATCGAGCCGGGGATGTCAAAAGCATATCCCAAGTTGACGCGTCAGAAGGTGATTGGGACGGTCGCTCGGCTGATGGAGATGCTGTTTCCCCAGACGGAGAAGAATTGGGGCATATCGCCGTCCCCGATTCCGAACCTTAGCGAGGACGATCTGCAGTCGTTGCTCGACTTGATGCAGGGGGAGACGCAAGAGGAGGAGCTTCCCGGCGAAGAAGTGGAGAAGCGCATTCGAGAGGTTGCGCAGGGTAAGTC